ATGCCTGTCTATTTCCTTGAGCCTATTGATTTAAATCATCGGGATTGGGAGGCCAGCATTTATAAAGGCCCGTGCACTATCCGGACCGACGATCCGGACAGAGCGCGTCAGATTGCTAAACACGCATTTTGGATAACCACCGACTCGCCCCAAAAAATGGTTCCCTGGAACAATTCCAGTCAGGTAAAGGTTTCACTCCTTACCGACCACAATTATGAGGAGGACGGCCAGGAAGAGATACTTGAGCCCCCGGGCTATAACGAAAACTGGCGCGAAATCGAGTTCGCCCCCTAAGCAAGTCCCTTCGTCGAACGCATCAAAAATGCCGGCCCGGCTCCGAACATGGAGCCGGGCCTTGTCTTTATATATCCTATGTAATTGTCAAAGAGCGGTGGCGGCTATCCGTCGCCGGACGGCAGCGTGTACTCCACGCTGATGGCCTCAATGGCCGCAATGGCGGCGGCCCTGGCGTCGTCGTCCTCGGCGGCCTCGTAAATGGCAACGGCTGCGGACAGTTTGTCCTGGTACGCCTGTCGTGTGCCGATGACGGCGATATAGGTGGCTTCCCATGTCTCGCGGTTGGCGATGACGCGGGCGGCCAGGTCGGCCAGGTCGACGCCACGGGCAACGGCCAGCCCGGTCAGCATGGGCGCCGGGGCGGCGCTGTCGGCCTGATAGGCCTGCGCCTCGGCGTACTGCTGATCCCATCCGATGCGTTCCATGGCCCCATACTCGGCCCCCACGGATTGCAGCAGCGCGTCGGCGCGGTCCACGATCTCGGTTTGCAGGGCAGTCTTGACCGCCTTGTAGTGGGCCGCCACGTCATACACCAACAGATCAGCATCCAAGGTACGGGTCCGCACGCAGTCCACAGTCTCCTCAACGTAGGCCGAACCGCCCTCGGGGTGGCTGTGGTATGCGGGCGGCACTTCGTCGCGGCACCAGAGTGCTCCGTGTCGTTTGGCCTGTTCGGCGCTGTCAGCCCACCGCGTAGGGATAGGCAGATCGGCACTGATTTGTTCAGCAGGCAATGATACAAATTTTCTATTACCGGGCAACAACCAGTACTCATCATATTGCATGGACATTATCTTATCCCCTTGGATCAATTTTGATTGGACCGATCACCGACCCGACGCCGCCAGGGCCACCGATGCCGGCCAGTCCGACAGCGACGCCGCCGGAAACATCCCAGACGCCGGTGAATGTATTGGCTCCGGCGTACATCGCGACAATCACACCGCCGCCTGAACTTCCGCCGTTCCCGCGTTGTGCGGTTCCATACCCCAAGCCGCCGAGGGAGCCTGCCGACGCAAAAGAGCCGCTGCCGGACAGATCGCCGCCGATCAAGGCAATCAATACCCCGGCCAGTCCGTCCTCGCCGGACGAGCTGTTGCCATTAACGGACACGCCGCCGGGGTTGCCCGCACCGCCGCCTCCGGAAATGCCGTTGCTGTCGCTATCTCCGCCCGCGCCCCCATAGGCTGCGGCGTCCTGGGCGTCATAGCCGTCCCCGCCGTTGAAGTTGCCGCCGCCACCCGCGCCGCTTGCGAAGCACGTCGCTGTGGCACCAGCTCCGGCCATGGCTTTATTACCGGCGGTGTACCAGCCACCGCCGCCACCTCCACCCGGGGCGTTTGACGCCGATCCGCCCGCATTGCCGTTTTGGGAAGCGCCAACCCCGCCGACACCGGCGCCTCCCGATCCGCCCACGCGGGGTATCTGGATCACGATGCCGTCGCCCTGGGCAACGGGCTGATTGGCCTCAGATGTAACTGCGGCCAGCCCGCACCCCCGCATCAGGTTGGCGTCGGTGTGGGCGCCGGTGCAGCCCTCGGCCAGCCTGCGGATGATGATGCCGCCCTCGGGCACGGCGTTGCCGTCCGTGGGGGCGACGGGTGTGTCGTCCGTGGCCTCGGCGTCGGCGGGGTTGGCGCGGCAGCCCCTCGCCGTCATGGTTATGATCCCGTTGTTGGTCAGGTCAGACTGGGTATAGATGAGCAGCCCCCGACAACGGTATTGCGTGGTCAGGGTCATGCCCTCGTCAACGGTCAGGGATATGGCGTTGACCACGGTCATATCGCCGTCCTCAATAGACGGGATCATGACCGTGTTGCTGGACGACAGCCAGCCGGATAAGGCCGACCAGACAACGCCGTCCTGGGACTGCTCGGCCCCGGCGCTGGTGATACGGATATGTCCGTCTGAGCCATCCCCAAACCAGTTGCCGCCGACGTCGGCCGTTATCAGGGTTTTGGGAGTCAGGCCCATAACTAGCTCCCGAATTTGATGTTATGAACCAGCAGGCCAGTCTTGATGCCGTCGTTGAAAAGGATCAGCCTGACCAGCGAGGCGTCGCTGTCCGGCTCTCCATCAACCTTGCCCGCCCAGCCCGCCGCCAGGGTCAAAGCCTCTCCGTTGGGATAAACGTGAAAAAACCATTCGCTTTGGAAATCAAGCGAGAGGACGGGAAACTCATAGGGAGCGGTCAACTCCCGTACAAACCGGTTGCGGACCGTGAGATCGATGTCCGCGGCGGTGGAACCGGCGATGGGAACGAACTGTTCCTCAACGGCCTTGTTCAGCAGATTTTCCGCGGCCACGGCCTGCGCCAGGGTCACCGCGTGGGGGTTGTCGGTGCGGGCGGCGTGGCTGTCCAGCAGGCCGTTGATGACCTGCTCCAGGCCCGCCTCGACCTTGGCCAGGTCGCCGTCGTCGAGCACGCCGGGCTCGTACCTGTTGGCGATGAACCGGGCCAGCCCCGCGGCCATATGGGAGACTTGGCGCAGGGTGGTGTTCATCAACTCGCGCCTGGCCAATCCCACCTGGTGGCCGTCAATGCGCTGGGTGTCGGCCTCGTATGCGGCCAGGGTCATGACGTCGCTGTCCTCGACGCTGCCGCCGGCGCCGAAGGGATAAATCTCATTGGTCGCCATCAGTTCCTCCTATGGAATGATCTGTTCGGGCCAGGAGCCCATGTTCCATCCGTTCAGTTGCCGGGAGTCGGCCCCCCAGGCGAACAGCGGCCCGCCCTGGGGCGAAACCGCATAAAATTCAATCCGCACTCCGCCGGGCTTGAGCGGGATGTAGCCGCCGGAAAGCAACGCCTTGGTCACGGCGTCGGGATACAGGCCGGCCACTCCCACGATCATACTCATATCCTGATTGTCCTGGATGACCACGGTCAGCCCCGTGCCTTTGAAAATCGTCTCCCACACCTCATAGGCTCCGGGAATGGTGCCGTCCCAGGCGTTGGCCGCGATCTTGGCGCGCAGCACCATGCGGTATGCCTCGTCCGGCAGGGAGACCATGCCGGTTTCGGGGTCATACGGTCCTTTCCAGGAGCCTTGATTCCAGCCCACGCCTTGCTCGTCCCAGGAAAAATAGACGCCCTTGAGCGGCGTTTCCAAAAGGCGGCTCCGGCCCACCCACTCGCCCACGTGGTCCAGCCGCTCGCCCACGGCGCTGTCCAGGTCGAAGGCCGTGCGCAGCTCTTCGAGCAGCTTTTGCAGATCCACTCTCGGGCCGACCAGGGCCGTGCACAGGGCCATGAACCTGGGCTGGTCGCGATACAGCGAGGTGATGACGCCCAGGTAGGATTCCAACGTGCCCACGCTATCCCTCGCTCACGATTACGGTAATGTTCTCCTCCGCGCCCACGGCCAGCTCGGTGAACCCGATAACCAGGTTGGCGGCCGCAAGAGGGTCGCCGAGCCTGGCGATGGTCAGGCCGACGACGTCGAAGGTGCGCTTTCCGTCGGTGGGCTCGGCCGCGTTGATGGGCGTGTAGAGCTTGGAAAGCAGGATGTCCTCGCCGATGGCCAGGGCGTTGAGATAGTCCGCCAAATTCCGACGGATGCTTTCGCCGGTGGTGGAGACGTACCCGGCCCTGGGTTTGATGATGACCGCCGAAGCCACGGCGACCGCGCTGGAGTAGTGGAACCGGATCACCTTGGGCATGCCGTTCTTATCGGTCACCGTGGCCGAGCTCGTGCCCAACGTGGCCACGCCCGGAGACTTTTTATTGGCGATGGCCTGGGCGATTTCCCGGGTGTCTCCGCCCTCCGCGACGATGGCGATGGAGTGGCCGGGCATGCCGTTGGAGTCCGGCTCGTCCTGATCGTTTTCGTATCCCTTGAAACGGGTCACGCCGTCGAGATTGGCCACAGCGCCCACGATGCCGTCCAGCACTGTCTGCGAAGGCAGGGCCGTGGAGACCGTTTGCCGGGCCCGCAGCGTTGCGTCGCTTTCCACGGCCGCGCCCGGCGTGGCCGCCCGCGGGTTGGTCACGGACTGCCAGCCCCGTGTGGGCGTGGCGATGGTGTTCACCTCGCCCACGGCCGCCTGGACCGCGCCCGCTTCCTTGGCCGTGGCCGTCACCATGATTTCGCCGGAGACCGGAATGGTCACCTTTGACGGCAGCACCCACTGCTGCCCGGCCTTGTCCTTGGCCACACCGCCGGTGATGACCGTCCCGGCCTGGCCCACACAGGTGACGGGCACGCTTGAATAGCTCTCGGCCTGGCGGGCGATTCCGTTGATCTTGACCATGCGGGAAAGCCCGGCCCCCTGAGCGGTCTGGGGGCTGAAGGAGTTGTAGACGGATTGGGCGAGCTGGTAGAGGTCGAACTCGGCCAGGGCCAGCATGGCCAGCATCTGGCCTTCCTGGCTGTCCGCCTCCAGATACACGTCAGCCCCGAAAATGCTCTTGAATTCGGCCGTCCGCTTCGCCAGCACCTCCGGGTAGGTCGGGAGATGCAGCCCGTTTTCGTCAATATATGCCAAAGCCACTACAGTTCCTCCTCGACGGTCGCCTCGCCGTACTCGGTATTGATGTCCACGGTTATGGTGATGGAGCGAGTTTCCCCGTCGAACCCTGATTCATAGCTCGTGATGGAGGTGACGCCCTCGGTCTCCAGAATGCGCGCCCGGATCACCGGATCGTAGGTTTCCTTCGTGTGCTTGCCCCACACGGCGTCCTCGTAGGGGGTGCCTTCGGTCAGGTCCAGGAACCACTCCCCGACCAACAGCCGAAGGCGGGAGACCACGGCCTGGGCCACGCCGCAGGCATCATCCACCCAGTAGTCCGCCTCGCCGTGGCCGAACTGGATGTCCGTGCCGTTGTCCGTCCATTTGCGGTATCTCATACGGGTTCTCCACTGACGTCGTCGCCGGCGACCACTTCCTTGTTCCTGTGATGCATCAGGCTGATGCCGCCGGCGACGTGGTCGCCGGTGCTGGTGATGCGTCCGGTCTGGGTGATGTCGCCGTTTTGGGTGATATCCCCGGTGATGCTCGCGGCCACGTTGCCGCCCTCCAGGTTGCACATGCTGAAGGCATCGGCGGCGACCTCCACAACCGGAGCGCGCAGTGAAATCCTCCGGTCCGCCCGAGCGGCGATTTCCCCGGCCGGGGTCATGATCATGGAGGCGGCCGGGTTGTGGGCCCGGATGGTGTGGTCCGGCATCATGGTCACGGCCGCCCGGCCGTCGTCGGTGCGGAGCTGCACGTCTTCGGCGCTCACATCCGGCAATGCCTCGGGCCGGGAAAACGGTCCCACCAGGGCGAATCCGTCGGACAGGTTGTGCATGCGCGATTCCAAAGGCTCGGCCACGCCGCCGGACTGCCACCAGGCGTCGATGCACCGGTCCGCGAAAACCACCAGGACCTCGTCGCCTTCATGAATGGGAAAGGTCAGGGTGAAACCTCCGCCCGAGGGAAAAACCACGGGCACGTCCACCAGCAGGGGCAGGTCCACGGATATGACGGACCCGTCCGGCCGCTCCACGCGGCCGCGGATGCTCGGCTGCACGGCCACGGTCATGGCCGCGGGGTCGAAGGACTGCGCAATGCCGGGCAGCGAGGTCCACGTCTCGGCCAATGCTCCTTCCAGGGACGCCCGGACGCCCTCGACGGTATCTTCGAATCGTTCGCGCCGGTCCATCTATCGGCCTCCGTTGGTGTCCATGAGTTTGGAGCCGATGGGGGCCGTGGCGTCGATGCCCACGCAGATCAGGTCCGCGTACCACTCGCCGCCCCGCGTATCGCCCGAAAAATCCACGGCCAAAATGCGATACAGGCCGTCGTCGTCGAGGCGCGGGGCCTTGTTGAAGGCCCCCACCTTCAGCTCGGTTCGAAATTCCTTGATGGATGTATTGTCCAGCTTGATGCGGCCGCCCACCCGGAACCGCGGATTGAGCAGCGCCCGCACCTTGATGCCCTCGTTGGTCTGTTCGGGCCGGCCGACGAGCCCGGTCTCCGCAGTCAGCGCCACGGCCTCGCCGGGGCGGTATCCCTGGGTCGGGATCATCTGAATCATGCCGTCCTGGATGGACCAGGCCGTGTTCGTGGATTGGGCCGCTTCCCGCATTGTCTTGCGGGCCATGCCGTACAGCACCCGGCCGCGCGGCAGCGCCGGCCCGCCCAGCTCCGGGATGTATCCTGTGTCCACGCCATGTCCGGCCATGGCTTCCCGGGCGCTGCGCACCTGGTCGGCGGCGGTGGAACCGGCGGCCAGGGTGATGTTGACCACGGCGTGGTTGTAGGCCCGGTCCCCGTCGCCGGCCAGGATGTCCACGTAGGAGTCCGTGCCGTTCTCCCGGCCCCGGCCGACCTGCCGGACGGTGCCGTCGAAGATCAGGCCCATGGTGCCCCCGTATCCGGCCTGAAGCACCACGCGGGAAAACTCCCTGCCGATGCGTTGCGCGGTCTCGGCCGAAAGGTTGTAGACCCGGATATCCGCATGGTTCGGCGTCTCGTAGTCGGCGTGGTGCGTTTTGAAAACCACACGCATCCCGGCCAGTTCCAGGCCCTGGCCGTCATCGCCCACGATGAGGCTGCACCGGCGCGGATACAGGCGTTCCCCGGCAGTGCTCATGCCTCATCCTCCGAAACCACGAACAGCAGGTCCACGCCTTCCCCCAGGTTGTCCATGGTGGGCGGATCGTCGTGGTCGTCGCACCAGACCACCAGCCCGCCGCCCAGCCCCAGGTGGGCGTACGGACCGAGCAGGTCCGCGCCGGTCACCAGGGGAATGCCGCGCAGCACGCTGCCCGCATTGTCCGGCAGGTCGATGTCGAGGGTCCAACCGCCCTCGAAGGCGTCGTTCCAGCGCACGGTCAGCCGGTATTCGGTTCCGGCCAGCTGGACGCCCAGGGCCTGCGGGACGGACGTCAATGGAATTCGATATGTTGTCATGACAACCCCTTAAGCCCATAAGCCAAGGCTGATTTCGTTTTGACTTCCTTCTTCTCCAGCTGCCGCCGGCCGCGCTCGTCCACGCCGCCGGTCACGTGCCCCCTGCGTTGACGGGAGCGGGGAACGGACACGGTCTGGACGCTGGCCAGGATCACCTGGCGCAGCTCGGCCGTGACCATGAGCACCTTCTCGGTGTCCCGGTCCGTGGTCACTCCCAGCGACTTGATGAGCATGTTCCCGTAGGCCCGCTTGCCCGTGTACAGGTCGAAGGGCTCGCGCTTGCCCTGAAGCTCCAGCAACGCCTCGTAAATCTCCACACAGCGCGACGCGCCGGAAACCGCGTCCCCGCCCGAGTCGGAAGCCCCGGCCCGGACGGTCACCGCGCTGGGCCGCAGGTAGGCGTTGTCCGTAACGGACGCCCCCTGCTCCACCGGATGACTGGTGATTTCCAGTTCGTCGGTATGGGACTCCTCCACGGTCACGTCCATGGTGATGTCCCCTATTCCGCGGGGTCGGATGAAGACGGTCCGCGTTCCGCTCATCGTACGGCTCCCTTTGCATGGCGCACCAGGTCCGCATTGACCCGGCGCTGTTCTCCGGCCACCGCGCGGGCCGTGGCCTCGGGGTTGCGCGCCCCGTCCACCCGGATGACCGTGGACGAATTGATGGCTGTGTCGCCGGCGGCGCCCGCCGAAGCCGCGAGTTGCGCTTGCGGCGGCATCAGCACCGGCGCGCCGGAGCCCCCCAGTCCCAGCAGGCCGCCAAGACCCTCGGCGGCCCAGGAGACGACGTTGCCGATGACGCCGTCCGCCAACTCAAAGGCCGACTTGATGTTCTCCATGACGGCCTCCACGATTTCCCAAAGATGCCCGAAGGCCTGGGCCACGGCGCCCACAGCCCCGGAAAAGTCGCCCTGGAACAGACGCACGATGGCGGTCACCAGGTCGATGGTGGCACGTGTCATGGCCGAAAGCACGGCAAGGAACTGCTTGCCCCACAAGCCGAAGACGGCGAAGAGCGGCCCCTTGACCAGGTTCCACAGTTCACCGAGCAGACCCAGAAGCCCGGACAGGGCGGCCATGAGCGCGTCGATATCGTCGGCCCACGGCCCCCAGTCGATGAGGCTTTCGCCCCCTTCCTTCCAGACCATGAAATCGTCGATGAGGCCCAACAGGGCGATGAGGCCGGTGATGATCGCGCCTATGGGCGTGGCCAGGAAGGCCAGGTTGAGCCAGCGCCAGGCCGCGGCGAAGCCCAGGACGGCCAGGATGATGTTCTGCGTGGAATCGTCCAGCCTGCCGAACCAGTCCACGAGCATGCCCAGCAGTTTCACCAGGCGGGCTGTCAGGGCGAAGAAGACCTTGCCTATCCGAAGCACCACGCTGATCAGCGTCTTGAGCACCGGGATGATCTTGCCCACGTTTTCCTGGATGAGCTTGCGGAATTGGGCGACATCCCGCCCCATCTCGCCCACCATGATGGCGGCCACGCCCTCGCCCACCATGCGGAACATGGTCTTCAGGGCCTTGACCTCGCCGGTGAATTCGCGGAAGTCCTCGGCGGCCTGCTGGGAATCCACGCCCACGGCCTCGTACATGTCCCGGTAGGTCCGGCGCAGGCCGTCCACATCGCTGGTCAGCATGCGGACGAGGCTGCGGTCGATGCCGAGCTGCCCCAGGAACATGGAGGCCTGGGCCCGGTTCATGTCCTTGATCTTTTCGCCCACCTCCATGAGCACGTCCGCGGAGTTGCGGATCTCGCCGTTGGCGTCCCGCACCCGGACACCCAGGCGGTGGAAGGTGTCCAGGCCCTGGCCGATGGCCGCGTTGCCCAGGCGTTCGTTCAGGCTCTCCAGGGACGAAGCGAGGGCATCCGCCGAAGAGCCGGTGACGTCGGCGACGAAGCCCAGTTCCTCAAGCCGCCCCACGGGGACGGCCACGGCGTCGGCCAGGGCCAGCATTTCGGACTTGGACTCCGCGATCATGTGGATGGCGGCGTAGGCTCCCACGGCCATGGCCTGGATGGCCGCGCCGAAGGCGGCCACCCTGGTGGCTCCCGTGGCCAGGGTGGAGTGGAATTCCGATGCCCCTGCCTCGTCCACTTCAAAGCCGAGCCGGGCCAGGAAGTCTTGCAGTACCTCAACCATTGCTGTTCCCTTTCGCTTGCCGGCAGCGCCATTCGTTTTCGTCCCGGATGTCCAGGGCGTCGTTCATCAACAGGATGTCGGCCAGGTCCAGGGCGCCGTCCACAAGGGATTCATATCGGCAACACCCGGCCAGAACGGGCCGCAGCAGCCATTCCTCCCCGTCCGGCATGCGCACGGGGTCGAAGGCTAGGTCCGGGCCGCGCCGGTGATACCCTCCGGCAGGGCGGCGAAAAAACCCTTCAGGTTCTCCTTCAGCACCCTGGCCGTCAGGGTCAGCATGGCGGCCATGTCGATGTCCTCGAACATGATCCGTTCATCCGCGCAGACCTTGGCCCAGCCGCCGCCTTTCTGCTTGCGCGAGACCGCGGCCAGACAGGTGTGGATGACGTACTCGGCGTCGGCGTCCTCCATTTCCGCCAAACCTTTGGCCAGTGGAGCGAGAGCCTTTTCCAACCCGGCCGTTCCCATGTCCCTCAGCACGTTCTCGGGGTTCATGCCGGGCTTGAGCCCCGCCTTGAGGCCGGAATCCAGCAGGCCGGTCAGCGAGGCCAGCACCTCGCCCATGCGGCGCACCACATGAAACTGCTTCATGGCGGACAGCTTGTCCGCCCGGTAGGTGTGCCCCTTGCAATCGAATTCAACGCTCATGACCTATTCCTCCACTTCCGGGGTTCCGCTGCCCATGGTGCCGCTGGAAATGACGCCGTCGAAACTCCATTCCAGAATGTTCCCGGCCTTGGCCCAGTTGTTGGGCGGCAGCCGCTTGAACGCGACGTCGCCGATCACTTCAAGATCGCCCCGCACCGCATCCCGGATGGTGATGGTGTTCCGACCGTGCCGCGCCGCGCTGGCGGTCTGGTACTTGAACATCTCCCTGAGCTGGGCGTTGACGGGCGAGGTTTTGAGCAGGCGCACGGCCACGGTGACGGCGCTGTCCGCCGCCAGGGAATGCATGACCTTGCCGTCCGCTCCCACGGTCATGGTGGACTGGTCGCCCACCGGTTCCAGGCTGATGCCCTCCTCGGAGTTTTCCCCCTTCAGGGAAAAGTTGCCGCCGGGGCCGTCGATGACGGCGGAGACGTCCAGGAAACTGTAGCTGCCCATGATTGTGTATCCTCCTGTTTGGAATTGTCCGGGCTACCGGTTCACGTTGATGGCCACATCCGAGAAGTGGATGGCTCCGGCGAGCTTGACGGCGCATTGAATGGGCGGGGCCTTACGCTGTTCGCGCTCGGACTGGTCCTGGTCCACGATGGGCTGGCTGTAAATGTAATAGCCGTCCTCCAGGTAATCGCCTTCCTTCAGCTGGCCGAAGCCGTCCTCGTTCCAAATGCCCGGCGCGATGAGCCCGTTGGTGACGCCCTGCTTCATGACGCTGGCGATCCGCCCGATGATGCGCGAAACGCCGCCTTCGGTCTGGGGCACCTTGGTCTTGGATTTGTAAAGCAGATTCCAGACATTGGTCTGGACGGCGTTTTCCAGCCAGTCCAGGCCGTGAATTTCGTCGAAGAACGCGCCGGAAGCGACCACGCCTTCCTCGACAATTGCGGTGTCGTTGTCGTACTCGGCGAAATAGTTGATGTTCTTGTCTTTCAGGGCCTTGGCCTCGGATTCCTTCAGGGTTTCCGCCGTCACTCCGGGAAGTCGCTTGAACTTGAGAGTGATGGTGGTCTTGCCGCCATTGAAATTGACGGTGAACGCGCGGCCGAACAGCGAGGCCACGGCATGCGGCACGCTGCTGTATATGGGCAGGGTGCGGTCGTATCCCAGAGCTTTCAGGCGGCTGCCCAGGTCCCTGGTGTGGGCGGCGGACCTGGCGCGGGGGTCGGTAATGGTGAGGCCGTAGACCCGGCTCTTGGTCGTGGCCTCGATGAAGGCGGCCACGTCCACGTGCTCGTCGTCGGTGACGGAGGCCGTGGCGGCGAACGTCAAGCCGTACCATTCGCCGGAGACGTCCGCCAGTTCGGCAACGCACTCGGCCGGGGTCTCGGCGTCGAAACCGGGAATCGGCGTGTAGGCCAGGGATTCCGTCAGGCCCGCCATGGTGGATATATCCGTGCCGGAATCCGGGGCCGAGGCGTGGCCCATGAACGCCGCCGTCCCGGTGGCCGTGGTGGAAATTACGAACCGGCTGCCGTCCCAGACGCATTTCGCGCCGGACTGTCCGGCCTCGGAAAGGGCCGAACCGATGACGGAGGCGACGCCGTTCAGGTTGGTGACGCCGGAAAAATCCAGGCCCGTCAGTTCGGCTTCGACGCCGTCCACTTCAATGGTCATGGCCCCGCCGGTAACGGCCTTCCAGACGTCCAGGTCGGTGACGGCGGACTCGCCGCTCAGCATGCCAGGCGTGGCTTCCTGAATCCAGCGGCCCACGGCCAGCACCTTGGGCTTGGGTTTCTGGGAAAAGTACAGCTCGGCGGCCCGGTACTCGGGCGCGTCCATGCCGAAGTCCTCGGCCACCGCATTCACGGAAGTGTAATAGCGGATGCGCTCCAGGCCGGTGATGACGTCCGAATCGCCCGCCACGCAGAGCACGCCGAAATTGCGGCGCGGCACGGCCTTGGGTGAAAGATAAATGCTGACATTGACGACGCGGTTGACGGAAAGTCGGGTTCCCATGGTTGTCTCCTACTTGATGTTCCTGGTCCGGCCGGTGTCGGTGACCAACGATCCGGCCAGTCCCACAAGATTGCGCACGTGCGGCGCAAGTTCATGGACGTGCTCAAGGCCGGGACAAAGAAACGCGGCACGGCTCAGGAGGTGGTTGATCTCATTGCTCAACTATACGGTCTGGAAAAACAGGCCCGGCAAGCGGGCTTTGATGTGGATCGTATCCTGGCCATGCGTCAGAACCAGTCCCGTCAGATCATGGACACCACCAAGGCGTTGCTTCTGGAACGGGGACAGACCACGCCGCCCAAAAGCCTACTTGGTCGCGCTATCTCTTATGCCTTGGGGCAGTGGGAACGGGTTGAAACGTATCTTGAAGACGGCATCTTGCTGCCAGATAACAATTTGGCCGAGAACGCCATCCGCCCCTTTGCGGTCGGTCGGAAGAACTGACTTTTCTCCGGCTCACCCAGAGGCGCTGCGGCAAGCGCGGCCTTGTACAGCTTGGTCGAGACGGCGAAGGCCAATGGACTGGAACCGATGCGGTATCTGCATTTCCTTTTTGAAAGACTACCGGGCATGAAGTCGGATGATGAAAGAAGAAGCTTGTTGCCGCAGTATCTTGCCGCAGAAGAGTTGGCGTGATAACAGGATGTGGAAGCTTGGAAGAGGAAAAATGTGCGCTTACAAAGATACACCTCCAACGGCACCGAAAAAGGTCCTTTGGTCCGACCAACTGTTATGTTGACCTGTGCATAATATTCTCTGTAAGTCGAAAATTAAGAGTAGGCACAAATAAAAGCGCTTTCCCAACTGCCCTACATTCGCAGTGTAACCTTTAACCGAGGAGTCACAAATGGCCACTATCAAGGTTAACGATCAGCAGTGGAACGCATTGTCTACGGAAGAACAGGAAAAAATCTTTAAGGGCCTGGTAGATACCGGCGCCATCAAAAACACGGACGAAATTGTTGGCGACCCGGATGAAGCTAAATTCACCGAAGACACCCAGATGGAACCCATGTGGAATCCGCTGGAAGACCTCTGCAAGCATGCATGCGATGTTGCGGCTACCGCAGGTTTTGCTTGGTGCGAAGCAAACACTGGTGGCGCTGCCCATGTAGCTTGCGTTGCTGCGGCTGAAGCAGCTCGCCGCGCTTGCCGCAACCGCTGCTAGGCACTGTTGCTCATCAAGAACACCCCACCAATGAAGAACGCCCCCTTCCGTATCGATCGGTCGAGGGCGTCTTGTTTATCGTTGGCGTTGTATGCGCTCAAGCCGGGAAAAGTCCTTGGGCGTGGGATTGGCCAGGCGGGTCATATCCATGTTGTCTTCGAGATCGGCAATCTTCACGATGCGCCCCAGCTCGTTCTCCTTCGCCCGGAGGATGAACTCAGTGTATGTCTCATCCGAACGACGGGTGACAGCGTCTACCCCCTGAAGAAGCTCTTCAGGAAAGCTCTGATCGTACAGATACGGTCCTATGGTCAGGGCCAAGCCATCTTGCGAAAAGTCATATCATTCTATATTTTTCACCAACATGATACCTAAACGCTCAAATTGAGGTGAAAAAAACATGCTGAAACGTCTCATGTTTGTTGTACTTACCATATCTCTGGGTGCGTATGCAGGCAATGTTTCCCAGAAGGGGGTATAATATGACTCTCAAATTTTACCCGGCGAAGGCTGCTGACGGTGAGTGGTACGTGTACTTTGATGGACACGAATTGCCAGTCAAAGGACCAATGAGCAAGGGGGCAGCCTATAGGTTGGCGGAAGCCTACAACCAGGAAGAAAGAATCCGTGAGTTTTCTGAACAGGCCTGGAAGGGATGGGGCGAGACGCTCCAGGAGGATCAACGCCGCCTTGATGAAGAAGCCAAGGAAAGAAAATGGAAGCAATTCCTTAAGGAGCTGTTACAGAAAAACGAGGAATTGCAGGAGCTGTTGCAGGAAATCCTTGAACGTGTCTTCGAGCGCATGCTTGCAGAGGTCGAGGAACAAGCCGAGGCAGAGAGGGATACCTTTGGCGCAAAGCCAGGCATGTAAAGATCGGCTCTTGATCTAACCCTCAACTTTAGGAGGCCATATGTATTATTCTGAAGAACGAAACGAAATGCATCCTTTGATGCTTGTCTTCATGGCTGTTCTTTCCATTCATTTTTTGGAACAAGCTTTGCCGTTTTTTCATCTTTTCGTTGGGATAGTTCTCGCCATTGGGGCCTTCATAGCCACTTGGCACTATTTGGGAAGGCGCTTTCTAAAAGCCGGGGTTTGCTATTCGGTCAGCACTATCTGGCTCGGCATTACCAATTACCTCCAGGACGCCCGCGAAGCAGCTATAAAGCTTGCTACAGAAGGCAATGACATCTTTGCCATGTTTGAACTTGAGCGAAGCCATGCTTATTACCATAACTCATGGCTAACGATGGCAATCGGCTTTAGCCTTTTGGCTTTGGGCATCTATTTGTTCTGGAAGGAATGGCGTTCCTAAGCGCCGCCACCCGTTTTTCCCGGCCCGGCCCCGAACATGGGACCGGACTTTTCTTTTGGTGGAGCGTGCCATGAACAATCCTCTTGAAGCAGCAAGATCCGTGGCTGTTGCATTGGGAATAACTCTTTAAGGGCATATCCCAGCCCAGCAAGTTGGAAATTTCAACATGAGTGTTAATCGAAAACTTAAAAAGAGAATTCTTAAAGCTCTTGAGCCTAGCTACCCTAACTATGTGCAAGTGTTGGAATTTCTTAATCAGGTCGACAAAGGCGAAGGATATAACAAAATAAATAAGGTGCTTTACGACTTGAACGGTGAAGGGCTGATCGAAGCATCCTTTACCCCAGCACCAGGGAAAGCCAGACTTACCCCGGCAGGAAGAAAGCACCTTTCTCATAGTGGAATTCTGCGTTCTTGCTGGCGGAAAGCTGCACCGTTTCTCAGTCAAATAATCATCGGTGTAATTATCCTGGTAATTGCTTCAATTGTTCTTAGTTATTGTGGGTTTGCAAATTAAAATATTCATATCCCCCCCCGACCTGGACCCCGCTTTGCTGTTGCCTGCGGTGTCCAGATTTCCGCCGATGGAAGTATCTCCGGTCACTTCCAATTCCGTACACGTCAACTTCCCCAAGAGGGTGTAGCTTCCTTCCTGGGACGTATGCGCCTTGCAGCCCACCGTGCCGACAGAACCGCCAGGACCGGAAGACTGCACGTTGCCTTCCTGGATGATGAGCGCGCCCGCCTTCCGAGGGATGCGTGGCCACGATCCTGCCCTTGCGCACCATACGGTAGTATTCCCGAAGGTTCGGCATGACGATTTCAACGGCCCGCTTCAGCAACGTCTTCAAGTCAGCACCAGGCATATTCCCTCCCGAAGTTGATGAAGGTCCGCATACGCCTTTCCTCAATCACGTGTTCCACGACCAGGGCACGGTATTGGCTGGCGATACCAGACGGGAATGCACCAGCCCAGGGAAAAAAACGTTTCCACCTTGTGCAAGCTGCCGCGTGTTCGAGCGGACTGGTGACGAATGAAGTTTTCGTCGGTAGCGATGATCGGGAGGTCGCCGGGCTCGTCGAAGTTTTCCAAGCTGAGGTCGTCAGCTCCGAACTACAGGGTGGTTCTGCTCATGTTGTGGCAGTTGGCCCGCTCCAGGGTATGCAAGGGCAGGCCGCACGGCTCGCCAAACCGGAATGTTGGATACCGGGAAGCGCGAAATGGTGTTGTCGGCGGGGATCTTCACGCTGCCCAGAAACAGCCCCGTACGCCGCAGCAAGTGCTTGGCGATGGCGCTGCCCTCGCCCACCATGCGGAACATGGACTTCAGGGCCTTGACCTCGCCGGTGAATTCGCGAAAGTCCTCGGCGGTCTGGAACTTGGACGCGGGAAAGCGTCTTGTAACGCGGGTTATAAAATGGACGGATGCCGCCGCGGCCCGATGCGAAGCGGCGCGGAACGGCTCGGACGTTGCCGGATTCTCCGGGACCCCTGTTCAAAACGATTCATGAACAGGCTTGCGGGCGTTGTATGAGGGTAAGCCTTGCATGGGGTCGCCAGGAAGCGAAAAACGCCCCTACGGGCGTTTTCAGGCGGGCGCGATATGATCGGGCGTCAGGGTGACTACATGGTAGGTTCCGGGGTGGGCCACCTCGTCGCCGTGGAATTCCGGCCGGCTGATGATGAACTCCACCTCGAAGGCCTCGTTCCGGCCGAACACTTCCAGGACGGTCCCTTCGGTTCCGGCGGGCACGGCATGAACCACGCCCTGGCTGTAGTTGCCGGGGCCTTCATGCGCCTGGAGCAGGCGGACCGTATCGAACTGTTTGAACTGAGCCATGTCTATTTCCCGATGTAGCAGGTGACCAAACGGGGCTTGGTCGAGATCCTGTCCTGTTCCCTCTTGTATATCCAGCCGGTGGTCACGTCAACGGTGCGGCCGTTGGGGCCGGTGACCGGAACCATGACCGTGAAGCGCTCGCCGTGCCGGTCGGCCATGTCCCTGAAGGCGGGACGGCCGGCCAGGCTTTCCATGATCTGGCGTTCCACTTCATCGGCGTGGCTCTTGTCCATGCCCAGGGCCGACTTCCAGACGCGGGCCTTGTTTTTGCCCCTGGGGTGATTCTCGTCCATGGAATACCTGGTCAGCTTCTCCGGGATGAACGCGGCCCGTTCCCGGTTGTGCAGGGAAGAGCCCTCCATGTGCGGTGTCACCGGGCCGGGCCCGGTGCGTTCCCACAGGCTGCGCAACTTGCGCCCGCCGCTCTCCTTCTCCTCTTTCATGGTCGGGATCGGGGCGGCCGCTTCCCTGCCCGCCGAATCGTGCACCACCGGCTCCGGGTAGCAACGGCAGTTGGGAAACTCCCCCGCGTGGCCGGTCATGCCGTCCAGGGTGGGCGGCCGGTCCCAGCGCACGAACCGGCCCTCCATGGCCGCGTGGCTGCCGCGCCGTTGCCCGTCGCGGGCCGTGCGCCAGATGTAGCCCTCGCTGCCCACGCCCTGGGCGCGGGCCCGCGTGAGCGCGGTCCCGGTTTTGCTGATTTCGGTCTTGGCGATGACCCTGGCCCGACTCATGGCGATGCGCCCCTCGGCCGCTATCTTCCCGGCCAGGACGTCCGCGCGTGTTCCGGCGAGGCCGGCCTGCCGCGCCAGCTCTCCCACGTTCCGAGCGGCCTGTTCCGGGATGGAGGTGATGAGCTTGATGTTGTCCCGGACCCGCTTTTCCACGGCCTCGGAAATATCGGCGGCAAGACCGCCCTTTCCCTGTCCATGGCCGCGCTGGTCCTCTGGATCGTCGCCCTGGGCGCGACCGCCTTCTTCTTCCAACCGACATTCATGCAGGCCTTGGCTTGGTCCCTGAACCGCTCATTTTCAATTCCTTGGGGTTTGTTGGTGTTGGCTGCCCCAATCGCTGTCAGCCTGCATCGCTGGGTTGTGGACCCTGTCCGGAAAGAGCGACTGGCCGAGCTGAAGAAGAAGAACGACGAGCTGGCCGTTCAGATCCGCAAAGTTCGCTTCGAGCGAAGTCAGATCCAAAACGAAATTTTCGACCGAGTGGAAAAAGAGGTCCAAGACCAGGTGGCGAAAAATTCGGCTCGGTTGGCCGACAAGTACGCGAAGATCCGCGCCGACCTCGATGAGCGCGAGGAGGCCGTGGCCAAGCGTGAAAAGAACGTTCAGCAATGGCAGAATGAAGCCCACAACGCCAGCCAGAAGCTCGCGCATGAGCGCGAGGTGGTCAACACACTCTGGCAGGTGATCCACGGCGCGAGAGCTGCCCTGGAGGCCGGAAACACCGGCATGGCCATAAGAAAACTGACGCGGGAAAAACACCACATCAAGAAACGCTCCGAACGGAGCAAAAGGAGAAGCGCATGAACAAGTGGAGGAAATGGCGGAAAGAAGGCTTTGAGGATGGAAGGAGATGCCCAGAGTGCGGTGGCCAGGTCCGGACTATTCACGGATTTGATCAAACGCCAAACTTTGACGTTGGCGGCATCGAGTGGTGCCGCAGCTGTAAGACGATCCTGAGCGTGGAATTCGACGAAAAAACCTTGGGGCGAGCGCTGACCACGACACACCCCAAGGAAACAAAAGGTGCACCTCTATAGAAATGCACTGAGACAAACTGGCTTTTCATTAGTTAGCTTTGTGTTTTTTAAAAACCACTTCATAGGGCTTTTTAAGGTCCGTACTGAAAATAATCCAATTGCCGCTTCCCTCATCAATATAAGATAAGAGACCATGATAACTAGGAGGCGTAATTGACAATAACGTCGGGGCATCATTTGTCGCAGTAATGCTTATCTTCGCAGCACTATTATTAAAAGTTCCAGATAAATTATAATTCGTTTTATGCACAATGGGGCCTATTGTAGGAGGGACGATGTGTTTTCCACCGAAAGCCGTCCCTAATACCCCCCCCCCCTGTCCTTGACCACTTCCCTTTTCCCAAGAAGCAAACAATTTATCCTCTTCAGCCTTTACACTGACCGTATCTCCCCTCTGGTCAACCCATTCGCCCACAAAAGGGCAATCCGAACCATCTTTTCTTGCATAATATGCATCTATATATTTGTTGATATTATTTCTTTGATCTCCACTTTTACCTATAAACTCATCCCATTTATCTGCTTCATCGTTCCGTTTCTTCTTGATCTGGCTTAATAGATCATAGTTGCTATTGTGTGGTGTTTTGACTTTAAGTCCCTGATGTGCCATCTCCTCTGCACGATCAACGAACCCAGCTCTAAGGTATGCATATCCTAGATTTGCACATGCCAAAGAATTGTCTCGTTCAGCGGCTTTTGACTGAAACTCAACTGCCTTGACATTAAGACCTAGCTCTTTGGCCTGAAGACCTATGTTGTTTAGAACACTTTGGTTATTAGGGCTGATGTCAAGAAGTCTTTTGTAAAAATACAATGAAAGAGATGGGATATCGGCGATACTTAAATTATAGGCTGCATCAAAAAGAGAACTAGTATCTTCTGGTGTTAATTCGGCCTTTTTTTCGAGACAGAGAGCCCCCATGACATTTGATCCCTCAGCGAATTCAATTTCTGAAAGCGTATTGTACAAAGCCGCTTTCTCATGGCGATCATGCTGTGTTTGAATCCTTTGATTAATCGTCTCAACGGCCCTTGGGTAATCTCCAGCGGCGTATTGAGATTTCGCAAGAAGGCCAATCAGTTCTGTCCTAATGCCTTCATCATCAATATCTGAGAGGCCTTTGTTTATTACTTCCTGCGCTCTATCATGTTGTTTTATCTTGGAATAGCATCCTGCCCAGGAGCGAACAATATATTCTCTGGAAACACCATCATCACATTCCTCATAGAGAGACTGAAAGTCAGCAAAAACACCTTGATGATTCCCCTCAGAAAATAGCTGAGATAGAAAGTAACTCCTTAGGTGGAGAATCCTTCTTTTACTCTCATGACCCTTCAAGAGCTCTTCGAAAGAGGCCTTTGCGGCCTCAACACCTTCTGTTCTAATTGAAGCCACAATAACTGAAAGCGACTTTTCCTCTCCTTCCTCGACTTCAACCTCTTGTACTTCAGAAGGTGAGGCCGGACTGGCTGCCTCCTGTTGAATCAGCTCGTCTTGGTGAGGTCTATTTACCTGAGCTTCGTTAGCACAGGAAAGGCCAAAACCAAGACCGTCAGTGCCAATTTTTCCATCGACCTTCTTAAGACCTTTAAAGAATCCTTTGAGTTCCTTGCGGAAGTAATATCCAGAAACAAAAAACAGCAAAAACCAGAGAAACGGCCAAATCACTGTTCTGACCAAAGAGATCACATCAGATGCAGTCCATTCCATCGACAAGCTTCCTCATTTTTTTGAGCACGATACAGAAGGCTGCGACCTATGGCAACGAACTTAGCTTGCACTAGATGTTCTTTGTGCCCCCCCCTCGACATATGGCAAACATGAATGTAGCTCTTTGAAAAATGAAGATAGCCCAAAAAAACTAATCATCAAGAAGCCCTAGCCCGGGGCTGCTTGAGCCAAGCGGTTTTGACCATCGTTTTTCGCATCTTTAAATCATTGGCCGCCATCTTCGTCACTGTAGGATTGCCCATGCCTTCTATGAGCTGATCAACCTCGCTTTCGTCGGCCTTAGAATACCACTCCTCAAATTCATCATTCATTATCTCGTGCTCTAGCGCCCTTTTCTCATCCCTGATTTTCTTGAGACGCTTCATTTCTTCGAGTTCAAATTCGGCTTTTATTTCCTCTGGACTTTTATAGCCCTGGGGCCGCTTCCAGCTTCCATTTTTTGATAGCCCCACAAAGAAAGAACCTGCTTCATATAAATTTCCATTCGCATATAGAAGTGGGTCCACTTTGTTGGACCACTGAGCGACGTTTTTAAAGTGGACAGTTTTACTGGTCACGCCGCTTGGCGGGGCCAACCCAGAGGGAGTACCCCTCTGGGTTGGGTCGCGCTTGATATATCTCCATCGGCTTCCTGCCGCGCCGCCTGGGCGCGGCTGCTTCGCAAGTTGTTGGATCATGCCGGAGAAGGATCGAACAGGCCCTGCCCGGTCCTAGGAAACGAAAAGGCCCGACGCGATCGCGTCGGGCCTTCCTGCTTAGGCATCTTTGGAAGCATCCTTGGCTTTGCCCTTGGCGGGCTTATCCTTGTCGTCGGGCTTCTTCCCGGTCCGCGTCCAGAGCTTCATCTCCTTCATCCGCGCCGACCGTGTAAAGTCCCCCATCTTAGGGCCACTTACGAGTAGAAACTTCCAGCCGTTTTTTCGGGGGTGCCCAGAGGACAGGGAGGCCCCATGATCGTACAGGCCCTGTTCTTTTGTAAGTTTCTACTTAAAAACTAAAGAATTGCAGGATTCAATGGTTTCAACGACCTCTTCGCTATATTCCTTCTCAAGGCCAGGGAAGAAGTTGAACCCCGTACGTGCTTCAATCGCGTTCACGGTGGCCGTATAGCCCTTAACGTCAGCGTTCCTAGGGGTACTTTGGTCGAAGATAAATCCGAGGAGTTGCAAAGGCTGGTCAGAATCATTCGTTTTCACTGCTATAATCTTCCAATAGCCAGAGGGGACCTTGTGAGACTTGCGGGTGCCTGGCAACTTTCCTATCTCACGTTCATACAAAGGCCCTGTGATAACGTAGACCGTTTTCAACTTGGCGAGGCTCCTCACCTTCGCTTCAACACGCTGCCACGGCCCTTGATTCAAGGCTGATTTTTGTGGAGTTATGTTGGAAAGATAGTTTGTCATTTTCCAGTATTCAGTCCCTTTAAAAGAAGCCAAGGGAGCTTGGTGGCCCCTGTCCGTTTTAAGGGCGGCATTTGCGCCTTTGTAGTCATCTGGCTCCAAAGTCGATTCTTTAGGAAGATCGGAGTCTCTCTTCCATCGTCGGCTGGTCCTGTGTTTATTCGCCACAGTCGAAGCGTCGAGCCGATAGGCCACCCAGTCAGCAAACTTGGTTTCTCCGTTGTTGCACAGGGAGTATATATTACGGTGGATAATAACATCCGACTCTGGAACATTCTCAGGAATGCCGTAAGGGAAATGCTTCAAAGCACCCTCTTCAGCTAACGCTGAATAAGGCAACACTGCAAAGATAACCAGTAGCAAAGTTACGATCTTTTTTTTCATGTAAATACCTCCTTTGGTACTGTTGCCCCGGCCTGGCGTGAAGCTATATACTAACGATTTGATACGTGTATCTGTTATTTTTTCTTAAAAGAGTGAGTCAAGGACAAACTGGCCAAAGCGTGAAGTCCAGTTGATTAGTTATGACGTATGAAGCGCCGCGATAATTGAGCCACTTTTCTTTTTGCACTATGTAAAGCCTTTTATTTATTGTGCCTGAAGGGCACAAATGAATCGACCTCCCGAAGAGGCCTCGGGAGGTCTTTTAACTTTATGTGCTGTTAGTCTTTTTAATCACGCCGAATGGTCCCTACGGGGGGACGCTTCAAACTGTTTTTGAACGGCATCTATTTCACTTCATTTTAGCTTGTGGCTGCGCCAACGCAGCCCCAGTGGTAAGCATGGCGTCTTTGCCTGCCTCGTCACAATGCCGAAAATGGGACAACAATATTGCTTCCCGCCGTTCCTCTTCCTTAAGAGATTCTCCCACTCCAAGCAGCAACCATTGAGGGTCAGCTCCAAATTCTTTGATTAATACTTGGAGAATTGAAGACGGGGTATCGTTCTCATTTTTTTCATAGCGAACCAAAGTAGCCCGCCCTATTCCTAGTCGCTTTGCGAACTCTTCCTGGGTCATATGCCCACGAACAAGAGCAATACGGGCGCCTAGCGTGTCTTTAGACATAAAAATCCTACAATCTCATAATCAAGACTTGACAAAGTCTCAAATTTGAGACAGTCAATAGATACATAACGGGCTAAATAACGACTTTTGCATAATGAAAACACTACAAAAACAAGGCCTTAAGCTATGACAAAAACCTCCAAGGAAGTACCAGAAGTTTTTAACCGCAAGGACATCCCGGCAGCCGCTTGGACGCGAGCCAAAGGTTACGACGCTGCTCCCAACCCGTACAATTCTTCGTAAAGAGCGCGCCCTCATTCTGGGCCAATCCCTCAACATTTCCAAGCAGGGTTTGAGAACGGCAAAATCGTGCCTGACAACGAATGAGCTACGATCATCCCTGACAGATATGCTCAATCTTGTAGCGACAATACGGGATATCCGCAATGTCTAATCGCACGTCCGCTGTGAAACCGGTCAGAGCTGAAACGAAAATAGAAGAGGATTACGCTGCGGATGAAATCGTTCAACAATTTTCCCATTATTTCCGGTTCCTCCTGTACGTTTTCCGGAGTGCCTTTGAGTGCCCGAAATCAGAGAGCCTTAGCCCCAAATAAGGGGGAACCGGAGCTCACAAGGGGAAGCAGACACGTTCCGCCGCCGAAAATCACTATGTGGAGGAACAGAGGAACATGGTAGGAGAAAGAACAATCCCGTTATCGCGGTTACACGCCGTTGAGACACAAACACTGCTCCAGTTGGCCCTTATCCGGGGCATGAGCCGGGTATTGCGGACAGCCGCCGTGGACGGCGCTTTCTCGCTAATCCAGCGCGCCGAGACCTTAGAGGTAAATTTCAGCACAGGCGGTAACCTGACCCCCACGGGGCTGCTCGCGGCGGTCGAAGAGTTCCTGGAGGTATACGAGCCGCCCACGAACTTTGACCCGGAGACCGGCGCAACCCGTTACGACTGCTGTGGGGCCGTCTCGGCCCGAGGGCATGTTCCGAATTGCCCGTTCTGGGGACTGAAAGTCGCCGCCATACGAGAACGGGCACGGTTGCATTTGAAATGCAAATAAAACTTAATACGCGTCTTCCATAGCATGAACGGAGCGCAACGGCTTCTAGTCCCCGACCTACAACTGGGAATGAAGGAGAAACGAATATGGGCATGATTGAAAAGTCGGGCGCGTGTCCTGCGCATGGCCCCGTGTTGGCAAGGACAAAAGGAACAAACCATATCCTGCATTTGTTCCTGACGATCTTTACAGGTGGTTTGTGGGCTGTGGTCTGGATATTTGCGAGCATGGGGAAAAAGGACTGGCGCTGCCCTATGTGCGGACAACCCGTTAAAATTCTTTGAGGAATCGCTTTCATAACTTCCGTTACAATACTTCTTCGAGCAGCACTATCTAAAGCCCACCACGGCCCGACACGAATTCGACCGCATCCATGTCGGGCTTTTTCCGGTACTGACCTCAAGATTACTCGTAAAGGGGCAGGTACATGAAGGTTCTGTTGTCGATCAAGCCGCAGTTCGCTGATCGCATTTTTTCAGGTGAAAAAAAGTTTGAATTCAGGAAGACGACATTCAAACGAGAAGTGACCACCGTTGTTGTCTACGCCACCATGCCGGTGGGGATGATCATAGGCGAATTCAAAATTGGCGGCATCCTGGAAGGAACACCGCAGGAACTCTGGGAAAAGACTAAGGAACAGGCTGGTATCTCCCTGGATAAATACCAAAGCTACTTTTCCGGCAGATCAAGCGGGTACGCGATCCGGATAGAGAAGCCAAAGCTCTATGGCGAGGCTATCACCCCTGCCAGTCTGCAATCCTTCTCGGCACCACAATCATTTCGCTATCTGGAATCGTAGGAATATCCGGGCCGCCTCCTTCAGGCGGCCTTTTTTTATGCGCTACGTCCAGGCCCCGGGGGAATCGGCCCAGGGTTTGGTGGACGTGTTCCTGGATGCGGTTTCCCACCGGGGCGGGCAAGACCCCTTGCACGGTGTGCCGTTCGACCTCCTGCTGGACAAGGGGTCCGCCAACACGGCGCACCTGTTCACCAATCTGGCGGAACAGCCGAAAGACACGGCCATTATCCCCAGAAATCACCGAGGAACACGGCAACGAGCTGAAACAACTTCATAAACTCGGCCGCCGCCGTCGACCAGGCGGTTATGGATGCGGAGGAAGTATTTCGTGACCTGGGGCGCATTGAAACCGCAACATTTTACGCGACGGTTTCGGATTCTCTACTGGCCCAAACGTATCAAAAGATCAAGAAAAACAAGACCTACAAGAACATTCCGTATGTGGACGCAACCGGAAAAACGAAACACATTTCGTCTTTGGAAGAGTTTTGCGAAATCAAACTCGGCAAATCTGCCCGGCGGTTGCAGCAGCTCTCCCAAAACCTCCGCACCCTCGGTCCCGACCTGTACGAATCCGCCGAAAAGATCGGGTTTCGTGCCAAGGATTACCGCGCCCTGAAGGCGCTGCCGCCCGAGGAACAGGAAGTGGTCAAGACGGCCATCGCCAGCGAAAGCAAGGACGAGGTGATCGACATCCTCCAGGACATGGCCGCGCGGCACCAGGCCGAAAAGGAAGCGGCCAGGAAGGAAAAGGAGACCGCCCACATGACCATTTCCTGCTCATCCTGCGAATACCACAAGCCCGAAAGCAACCCGCATCAGGGCAAGCTGATACCCGGCCATCACGGTAAATGCACCCGTCCCACAGGACTGTGCACCGAGATTCTGGAGTCAGCCGACGCCCTCCCCCGGGCAGGATGCGGAGACGACCCCGCCCTGATACCGGAACTGACTGAAGAACATGCCGAGCGCGACCGTGCAGTGCAGAACTCGGCGGCCGCCGTGGACCAGGCCGTTATGGATGCGGAAGAAGTATTCCGTGACCTAGGCAGGCTGGATGCAACCCTATTTTATGCGACCGTCACAGATTCCATGCTGGTGCAAATTTTTCAAAAGATCAAAAAATCAAAGGCTTACAAAAGTATTCCGATTCGTGACGAGTCTGGAAATCTGCGACGGTCGCAGAATCTGGAAGAATTCTGCCAACTCAAATTGGGCAAGTCCTATCGACGTTTGCAGGAGCTTTCACAGAATATCGCCACCCTCGGTCCCGACCTCTACGAATCCGCCGAGCGCATAGGCTTCCGGGCCAAGGATTACCGCGCATTGAAGGCTCTCCCCGAAGCGGAACAGGAAGTGGTCAAGACGGCCATCGCCAGCGAATCCAAGGACGAAGTCCTCTCCATTCTGGAAGACATGGCGGCCCGGCATCAGGCCGAAAAGGAAGCGGCCAGGAAGGAAAAGGAGGACATGGCCGCCGACCTGGAAGCCCGGTCCAAGCTGCTGGAGGACCGGGGCAACAAGCTGGAAAAGGTCAGCCTGCAACTGGAAAAGCTCAAGAGCCTGCCCCCGGCCAAGAACGTCGAATTGAAGCTGGAGCGGGAAAAGGCGGCCGCCGAAGCGCTGGACGCCGCGCACATCACCTACCTGGCCGAGAGCAACGGATTTTTCCGGGCCGTGGCAGACATTCTGGCCGCCGACGAGGTCAGCGCCCACACCAAGGAATACGCGGCGGAAACGGTGCGCAAGTGCTGCGAGGAACTGGCGGACTTCCTGGCCTCCCACGGCATCGCGGTGGACTTTCAGGACATGGTGCGGCCGGAATGGATGCGGGACACCGCCCGGGGCGACCTGGAGCAGGGCAACCTGCAAGAGCCTTCCGGCGCGCACGGGAGCTGGTAGACCATGTCTGCGAACCTTGGAGAATTGGACACCCTGCGCAACCTGGCGCGACGGCTCGACGAGGCCGGGCACGGGCGGCGGGCCGGAATCGTGGACGAAGCGTGCCGCCTGCTGTGCTGTTCGCGCCAGACGGTCTACCGCAAGCTCAAGGAGCGCGTGGGCTGGACCAGCGGCCGCAAGCCCCGGGCGGACCGGGGCAAGCTCTCCATTCCCGAGGACGTGGCCGTCAAGGCCGCGCACCTGATCCACAAGGCCACCCGCGCCAACGGCAAGCGGACCATGAACATGACCACGGCCCGCGACATCCTGGAAGAATCCGGCCTGGGCCATGTGGATGAGGAGACCGGCGAAGTGGTCATGCCCAAAGCCGCCACCACGCTGAGCCGCGCCATGCGCGCCTACGGCTGCCACCCGGACATGCTCAGGACGGGCAAGCCGCATACCCGCATGAGAAGCCTGCACCCCAACCAGTGCTGGCAGTTGGACCCGTCGCTGTGCGTCCTGTTCTATCTGCCCAAGGGCAAGGTGCGGATCATGGACGGAAAACGGTTCTACAAGAACAAGCCCGCATATGCCGAGAAAGCCGCGAAGGAACGGGTATGGCGCTACGTCATCACCGACCATTACAGCGGTTCCATTTACGTGCGCTACGTCCAGGCCCCGGGGGAATCGGCCCAGGGTTTGGTGGACGTGTTCCTGGATGCGGTTTCCCACCGGGGCGGGCAAGACCCCTTGCACGGTGTGCCGTTCGACCTCCTGCTGGACAAGGGGTCCGCCAACACGGCGCACCTGTTCACCAATCTGGCGGAACGCCTGGGCGTCCGCATATTGACC